ACTTTTCATGGGGCCAGTACCGGCGAGGACCAGGCTGCTTCTTTAGCCGGTGCTCAATTCGGCTTGATAACTTATGATGAGTGCGTGTTTTCTCACCATCTACGGGAGGAATTACCCGCTCGTATCATGAGTCGTACAGTCGATATGAATGCCCCGATCGATCTGGTTGCCACTTTTGACCGGGATGCCAATTCGCAACAGTATTTTTTCGGACTAGCTAAAAAGGCGTTGGCCGGAAGAAACGAATGGTATATTAAAACCGGGGTTTATACTGATAATATTTTCATACCACTACAAACGAAAGAGGATGCCAAGAAGAAGATTATGGGAGAGGATTTTAATCTTTACCGGCAAGTATTTTTGGGTGAGGCGATTCCAAGCTCGATTAAAATGTTTGAGCCGGAAGTCGTTAATCAGGTTTTTAAGGATAATTTGGAACCGGAACAGTCAAGATCCGGCCATGATTATCTAATATCGGTTGACTGGGGAGGTAGTGAGCAAGGAGATCCAACGATTATGGGGGTTATCGATTATACGGACTTGCCGTTTAAAGTCGTTCATCACGAGAAAATTTTGGGCGGATCGCCACATGCGAACTTCTCACTTTTAAAAGCCTTGCAAATCGATTACAATAATGCGAAGATAGTAATGGATACCAATTCTTTGGGTGGGGTGATTATTAAAAAGATTCTGAATGAGATGAAAGTTAAAACCTATGACTTTGATTCGCATGGCGGAGAGAAAGGCGAAGCTATTACCCAGCTCAGGTTGTTGATGACAAGAGGGCGTGATTATGAGATTAAAGATGGGAAATTGGTTGAGAAGAATCCGGAATTTGGGATGTTAAGAAGTTATTATATCGGTGAGATGGAGGATCAGCTGGGGATGTACCAGCTTGAGGATAAACGGATCGAACAGGATTTTGTCGCTATGCTCTGGATGGCAGCATGGTGGCTGATGAAAAAATACCGGGCCAAGCCGAAACAAACTTATTTAATAAAACGCAATACGCGTGGAAAAGAATATGCCACAATTGGTTGAGAAAATTTTAGATGAAAAACAAGCGAACGAGGATGCCTGGCGACAGTATTTTATTGAAAAGGATAGTGAGCTTGAAACCGAATATTCAAATTTAATGCATGGCGTTAAGACCAGGCTCGGTCGGGGATTTAGAAAAGTCGGCTACCAAAGACTGCGTGACTTCGAGGATGGTGACCAATGGTTATATGTCCCTGAGGGTGGGGCCGGTATGCCGGTTTATAATTATTGTCGTTCGACTGTTTTGAATTATACCGCTTTTATGACCAACGAGCCGATCGATATTGATGTTCCGACGGAAGATATTACCGATGAGATCGAGGTTGCCAGAAGTGAAGCTAAAGAAAAGGCGTTAAAAGATGTTTTGGAAGCAAATAGTTTTAATACTTTATTCGAGAGTGCCGTAAAAAACGGCTCTCTTTTGGGCGATTCAATTATGACTGGCCCTTTTTATAATAAAAAAACCGGTGAGATCAAGATAGAAAGCGTGCGGATGCCGGAAAATGTGAAAATAATTTGGAAAGACGACAGCTACGATGAAATTTTCGGTTATGTGCACAACAAATATATGTCGGCGGAAAAGCTATACGAGGAATACGCCGATGAATTAAAGGGGAAAAATATAAAACTAACCACCGGCGATGGCAACTATGACCGGACTTCCGCTTTCCCCAAATCACAACGCCACTTCGTAAAGGTGTTAGATTGTCATACTGCGGATGTTCATATGGTAATTCTTGCTGACTCGGTGGTAGTCAAATATGATGTCCACAATAACGGTTTTGTACCGATCATTCATGTTCCGAACATTTTGCACTCAGAAGAACCTTGGGGCGTTTCCGATATTGAAGATTTACTTGATGCTCAGGTTGAGTACAATGAAAAGAATTCCGATATGAGCGAAGTGATTGCTCAGAACGCTTATGATTATATTTTTGGTAAAAACCTAGAACCGACCGAAACGCAGTCGGGCCGGGTTAATCTTATTGATGTTGGCGACGAAGCTGAATTAATACCAGATCCACGCCGGGCCAGAACCAATGATTTAAGTAATGATATTTCCAAAAGGTTGTCCGATGTTTATAAGATTTCCGGTTTGAATGAAAATATTTTTGGTGGCGTTGGTGTTCGGGCGATTACCGGTAGGGCTTTATCGGTTTTAATGCAGACTGTTAATAACAGGATCAAAGGCAGACAGGCTCGTTGGACCGAGAAGCTACAAAAACTTTTTAAAAACATTTTTATTCTAATGGAAAAACACACCGAACAGGGCCGAGAATTAGTCAATGAATTTTATAAGGTTGATATTTTCTTCCCTGGTACTTTAGTTAGAAACATTACCGATGAAATAAATAAATTCAATGCTAAGGTCCAAAGTCAGGAAACCACTATGAAGAATATGGGCGTACCTAGTCCGAAAGATGAGAAGAAGCTTATCAAGCGTGAAATGGAAGATAAGATCATGATGGTCGAATTGTCGAGGAACCCGCAAATGCAATTGCAGATACAACAAATGTTACAGCAAATGGTTGCCAATGAAGTCGCCGGCAATAAACCGATGTTGAGAGAGGACCAAAATCAAGAGGGCGATGAGCCGGCAAGTGCCGCCGGGGCCCCACAACAAGGTTCGCAATCATTAGCCGGGGCAGTTGCTCAAGCAACACAAAGGGGTGGCGGTTCGGTGCCAGCCAAACCAAAAGAAACCGAAGCTTAATTTTTAATATATGGCTAAAGAAAATAAAAATAAAGTTAAGGCAGTCCTCGCTTTGGACTCAATTGTCAATTCTAATATTGAAGCTTTTGTTAATTCCAGAAACACTTTAAGAGCTCAGCGTTCGGCAGAACTTTATCAAAAGGCAGTCGACGAGGGGCAAGATGCCGGTGAGCAAATCGCCTTTTTACAAGGTTGGCTTAAAGAGGAACAAGGCAAGAGAGTACCGGATAGAGCCTTTATTCGTGAGCTTAAAAAGGATATCACCGATATGAAAAAGATCGAACGGTCTAATAAGTTTTATGATAAATATCGGGAATCTTTTGAAACTTATAAACTCGGCAAGAAAAGTATTGATGAGCATATCTCGTATTTACAAAATCAGCAAAAGACTGTGACCGATCCGAGCTTGAGGCGTGAAATCGATGGACTTCTTACAACGGCAAGAACCGAGAAAATGACAATGGAGAGAACCATTTTAGAAAACAAAGTTACTTTGGCGATGAATGATAAAAGGGAATCAGTTTTAAATGATGCGATCAGCCGGGTAAAATCAGCAAAACAAAAAGCTTTAGCCGGTGGGAACGACCAATGGGCCAGTGCTTTGGATATTCGTTTGCAGTCGCTTAATTCGCAATTGCAAAACACCAAAATCACTGACGCTGTTCATGATATAGAAACTGAAATGCTTGGCAAAGATTATAAGCCAACTGAATTTTTGAAAAAATTACAATCCAAGATGTCTTTGGCTGATGCCTCTAACACCCCGATCACTATTGACGGGCAGAGGTATGACAACGCCAAACAATTTTGGCAATTTCAAACAAACAAATATGTGGAGGAAAGCTTTTTTACAATGTTAGCTGAGGATAACAAAGCCAGAATCGATACTGCAAATATGGAATTGACTCCGAAGTTAGAAGCCGAATTCCGAAAACAGTATGAAGAAATGGAGAGATTAAAAATGGATCCGACTTTAGCACCTTATGTTGAAAAGATCGAACAAATGCAAATCTCGAACGCCTCTTATGCTGTTAATATGATAGGCAAAAAAATCGTTAGAGATTATCAGGATGGTAAAATGGGAGAGAGTGCTAAGGCAAATATAAATAATACAATTGCTCGCTTGACTGAATTAAATAAAACTTATGGTGTCGATGTTTCTGCAAATATTGATGCAGTCGTTCAGGATGTTGCCAGTAAAAAACAAGCGATTTCCGAAGCTCAAATGCAGGTTTACCAAAATGCAATTGCCGCCGGCAAGACTCCGGAAGAGGCGTTTAAGGAAGCCGAAGCAAATGTTTCCGGCGTAGATATCCCGACCAGCGAGTATATAGAAAAAAGTCCGCTTGAAATAACCAAGGAAAAGGCTAGTGCTCTTGACACTGCCGGGACTGAGGGTGAATCAAAATTTGAAATTAGCGGTCAAAAAACAGAAATGGATCAGCCGAAAGTTTCCGGCGAAGCCCCGAAACCGGCACAGTTGGGAGAATTAATACCCTATAAAGAATTGTTAAACTTAGTCAAAGAGCAAGACATCGAGAGGAAAGGTCAACAAATCTATTTAAAACAAGGAGTTGAGGCTCCATTCAAGAAGATATCTAACGAAGAAGAATTAAAAGGACTGAGTGAAGAGCAGTTGGTCAGACCAGAGGGTTCAACCGATATCTTTCTAAAACAATAAATATATGCCAGTTTTTTCCGTATCAACAATTAAAAAGCCGAAGCAAGGGGCGAGTTCCTCAAGTGCTTATTCCATTTATCAACGGGAATTGGGTTTTTTGGATGTAAAATATAAAGATCCTTTTACCAAGAAAATAACATCAGATAAATATTTTGAGGAGAAAGGGAAGCTGATGGAGGAAGCCTTGAACAATCCAGCTATAACCGCTGCTAAGAAAAATGATATTTTGGTTGACTATGCCAAGGTGCAAAAAGACGGGGCCGCTTGGGCGATAACCAGCAATAAAACATATAAGCAAACTACTGACGATCTTAAATCGGTACTTGAGGATAATTGGCAGTCTTTATGGAAAAATACCGAAATAATGCGGACCGGGAATATACCGGCGATGGCGGCGGGAATGGTTGATGGAGAGGGAGGAATCAACGATTTGATCGGTCAATTGGAGGAAATAAAAAGTGTTATGGAGGAAGTCCCTGGTTCAGATGATGCAGTTATTCCATTACAAAAGAATATCGATTTCTTGGAGGATCGTGCAGAATTTTGGCGTGGCGTTGCTATGAAACCGACTGAATACGCAGCAATCGCCGATACGACTGCCGACGGGGCAATTAAGAATTTTGAAATAAGAAATATCGCCAACACCTCCGGTTATAAAAATACCGGTGCTGATATGGGCGGTTTTGCATTGTACGGGAAACCACACCCCTCTTTAACTGATGAGGATGGTACTGAAAAAATAGTTATCGGTAATAATGTTTTTTCCGATACCGGTGATGGTTTTTACGCTGACGGCGATTTCGATATGGCGAGTTTAAAAAATGTTACTTTTGGGAATTATTATCCCGGTACTGTTTTTAAATCTCCAAACGGTTCTTTCCGGGTTATGCAAGAGGATGGCAGTTTTACAAATTACCAGAATGAAAAAGATTTGAGGTTAGATGAGTTTAGTCCAGATGGTGCAGTCGCTATGACGACTGATGAATTTAGCGACCTTGATTTTATGTATGATGTTAAGGAAGCTGAGGTTGTCGATGTTATTGCTGATATTAGAAAGAATTTCTTAGCAGAATATCAAGCGAGAATTGACGGATTAAAAGATAAGAAGTATACGCCTGATCCTAATTTGATGGTACAAACAAGCGGGAAAACTGAGGGCGATCCGTTAGACAGACCGTTCAAACTTTCGACTGACGACACTTACCCGGTAGGGAATAGACAACCGACAAAAAAACCGAATGAGAATAAGGGCGGGTTTTTAGATACTATTGCCAATTTTTTTAAAGGCAAAAATAAGACTGGCGGTCGTGCCACCGAGGATAGTGTTAATACCGACAAGCCTTATAAAATTTTAGGAGGTCAATAATATGGGGTTTTCTCCGGAACAACTTAATAATATAGCCAGCCTCGCAAAGTCATCGGCTCCGGTTACTGTCAAGACAAGAGAAAAAAAGTCGGCATTACGGGAAGCAGGTGAAAAAACTTTGGGAGGTGCTTTAAAAGTTATAGACTTTATTGAAAGACCATACTACGCTTTAATGAATGTTGGCGTGGATTTTTATGGTGGCGATGAGGGGTTTTCACCTCTCAAGGCTTTAGGCAGAGGTTTGGCTGGAAAAGAGAAATCAGACTTCGGCGATGTCCTCACCGAATCAGGCTGGCAACCGGAAAGCACCTTGGGGAAAATTACCAAAGCCGGTGTATCTTTCGTTGGCGGAGTTGCTCTTGATCCTTTAACTTATATGACTTTCGGGACCGGAAAAGGGATTCAGTTAGGTGGGAAGATTTTGACAAAACAAGCCGGCAAAGAATTCTTAGGAGAGGTCGGGGCAAAAATTGGAAAGAAGCTAACGACCGTCAAAGATGTTAGTAAATTGTCATCCAAGGAAAGGAAAGTGTATGATGAAGTGTATGAGGAAGTCGCCAGCAGTTTTTTAGAGAAAAAGGCGTGGAAAAATCCTGATGCTTATTTTAATAAAACCGCATTAAGAATTGCCGGCAAGGAAGTCCCGGTTGCTTCGGAAGCTCTTAGCGGTATGCAACGAGGATTTTCAAAAGCGGTTAAGCCGTTACTTGACACTCAGATAACCAGGGTTAGTAAAAGAACTGGCAAGGCTGTTACTAAAAGCCTGGGGGAAATTTTTGACCCGACTTATGGTATTAAGAATTCTCGTCATTTAGATGATGTGCAAAAATCACAATTACTTTTAAAATTGGAAAGAACAAGATCAGGAAAAGTCTGGAACGAAATGAAAATTATTGAAGAAACCAGGCGACTATTCAAAGACATGTCCCCGCAGAAAAGGGAACAGGTTGCTTTTGAACTTGAAAAATTTTTAAAATTAAACCAGGGGCAAAAGACTTCTACGGTTGTTAACAATGTTTATAAAAATGCCAGAAATAAAGATTTGCCTCAAGATATAATGGCTGGTTATTTGCATGGAGAAATAACTCCTTTCACTTTAATCGAGCAAGAACGCCACGTCGAAGCTCTTTTGTTGGCTCGTGAAATTAAGGCTAATGCAGTTAACGATTTTGAGAAAAAAATAATTAGTCATACCAGGCAGGAAATGACAGCGAAAATCGCAGAGAAGACTGTTAACACACAAAACCTTAATCGTTTATTTTCTGACATAAAAGATAAGGAAGTTAGAAAAGTGGTCGAAGTTTTCAATAAACGAATGAATGAAGTTTGGGAAAATGAGGTTAAGGCTGGTGTCCGTAAAAAAGGTGAGCCGATAAAAACTGGTTATGTCAAAAGGATATTAAAGAAAGGCGAGTTTATGGAAGATGCTAGTAGTGGTTTTTTTAGTACTAGAAAAATAGATGTTAGTAATATTGAAAAAAGCAAGAAACTTTTTAAAGAGGGGAAACTACCCTATATGTTCGAAACCGATGCTGCCAAAGCTTATGCTGCCAGAATAACTGAAAGCAACGCGATGATTATGAGAAAAGAGTTAGTTGATTGGATGAGTGCGAAAATGCCTGATGTTTTTAGAAAGGCTGGCAAAAGCCCGACTCAGGGAATGACTCAGGTAAAACTATGGGGAAAATATTATGAAGCCACCCCGGAAATAGCTAGAGAATTATCAAAGCTCGCCCCGGAATTGACTGATGTTGGAATGAAGAAATTTTTAAATACTTACGATAAAATACAGAGTGCTTGGAAATTGACTGTCACTTCTTTGTGGCCCAGCTTTCATGCTAGAAATGCCGTATCAAATGTTTGGCTCGGCTGGCTTGCCGGTAATAAAGATCCGAGGACTTATGTAAATGCTTTTAAATTACAACAGTACGGTCATAAAGTGAAATTGGGAGAAAAGGTGGCTGATGAAATAATTACTGTTGGCAACCGTAAAATGAAGCTGTCTGAGCTTTGGGAAATGGGCGGAGAATCAGGGGTAATTGGTACCGGATGGTTTGGCGGGGAATTCGTACAAAAGCTGGCTGTTAATAAAAGTCTGAAAAATCCAGGCGACGCTTTAGAGTTTTATTCTCGTTTTCCTAGACGGATGGGAACGGCGGTAGAAAATAATGGTCGTATTGCTTTATTTCTGGATAGACTTGGAAAAGGTGATGATATCGCTTCTGCTAGTGATACGGTTAAAAAATTCTTATTTGATTATGGTGACTTAACTGAAACGGAGAGAAAGGTATTTAGACGAATTGTCCCATTTTATACTTGGATGAGAAAAAATATTCCACTGCAATTAGAGCAAATGGTTAAACAACCGGGAAAGTATACCGGTATGTTGCATGCTCAAAAAGGAATTGAAACGATGTCACCAGCCGAGGAAGAAAAGTATTTGCCGGAGTGGATGCGGTCGGAAGAGATGTATGTTAGGCTTCCCGGTAAAAAGTATTTTAATCCTGATTTACCCTTTCAAGACTTAGCAAAGGTTACGCTTTCTGATCGTACTATCAGGGAAATAGTTTCCCCAATATCTCCGTTAATCAAGGGGGTTTTTGAAATAGCAGCTAATCGTGATTTATTTAGAGATAAACCATTAGCCGATCAGAATTTACCGGACTCTAAGTTTGCTCGAGAAAAAATTAAGAAAGAGCTTATTAATAATATGCGTTTTGTCAGTATTTATGATAAGGCGACAGACGAGGATAAGGACTTATTATCGCGTTTTCTTGATGTAGTGTTTGGGCTTAAAGTGTCGCCATTTGATGTAGCTCAGGGCCGGAAATTCTATAACCAAAGGCGACAGCAGGAAAAGAGTGCTTTGCGAAAATTAGAGAAAGAAAAGGATTAAATTGCCGAAAGCTTAAAACTGTGCTATAATTTATTATAATTAAAATAATATTAAAATTATGCCTGATGAAAATCAGAGGGAACCTGCCGACAGTGGGGCAGAAGATAAAAAAAACACTGAAGATACCACCAAGCCCGACGGGGCCGGTGAGGGCGATAAGAGCCAAAATGCCAACAAAAAAGATGGCTCCGATAGCGGAGAGGAATCTGTGACTATTTCTAAAAAGGAATATAACAAACTCCAAGCCGTTAACCGTAAGACTTCGAAAAAGCCAAAGGCCAGTCGACCGGCGGCGAAATCGAATTCTGGTTCCGCCTTTACTTTCGAACAGCCGGAAGAACCTAGTGAAGATGAGATCGCCAGACAGAATGAAGCTGAGCTTCATAAACTGGAAACTGGTGTATTGAGAACTATCTTGAAAAACAAGGATTATCAAAATGTACTTGAACAAGATAAAACTCTTGCTAGAGTCGTGGAAAGAAACCCTCTTTCCCTTTTGGATGAGCAACCTATTGATGCTGACGATGCCTTAGAGCAAATAGTCGATTTTTTCGATGAACGTGTCGAGGAGTTGGCTGATAATGGTTCTGACAAAAAGAAAGCTGAGAAAAAAGAAAAAGACGGAGGTCAAAAGGACACTTCCAAACCACCTGAGAAAAAGGTCGAGGATCAAAAGGATAAAAAACCGGAACACGCCGGGGATATCCGCACCCTTGATTCTGTTTCAAAAGGTATTATGGGCAAGGTGACTGTTGACGGAAAATAGAAATTAATAAATTAAGTGATATTAGCTTATGGCTCTTGCAACTGCAGTCGGTGCTGCTTCATTTGATATTACAGCAGGGACTGGAAAATTAGACTTATCCGAAGAATTAGCAGAAATTATCCGTATGGATAATACTGCTCTTTTGAATCGCCTTGGTGCTGGTGGCTTAACTGCTTCCCAAAGAAAACACCAATGGAACGAGGACAGTCTTAATCCTAACACTGCTACATTAAATGAGGCTTTAGACAATTCCGAAACTTCTGTTGACGTTGCGACTGATCATGGTGCACGCTTTAAAGTTGGTACTCTATTCAAATTCAACGAAAGAAGTAAAACTGAGGTTTGTCAGGTAACTGCGATCTCTACTGATACTTTGACTGTTGTTCGTGGATATGGTTCAACCGATGCGGAAACCCATGCTGATCAGACCGAGATCATAATTATCGCTCACACCAAACAAGAGGGTTGGAAACCTACGCAAGAAGATTGGACTAAGGAAAGATCTGCTGCGTACAATTACACTCAAATCTTTGGTATGGGGATTACTTTGGCTCGCACTCGTCAACAGGTTGACCATGCTGGTATTGCTTCTGAGTTCGCACACCAAACTGCTTACAGATTAAAAGAAATTATGCGTTCTCTTGATAGTTCCATTATCAATGGTATTAGAACGGGTTCCGATCCGTCAGATTCCGGATATGGTTCTATGGGAGGTGTAATTGAATTTGTTAGCGGTACTAATGGAAATAATACTACTACCGCGGAGGACTTAACTGAGGCTGTTACAAATGCTTTGTATAAAGACATTTGGGATGATTCCGGTGGTGCTCTAGGTCGTGGCTTTATTCTGGTTGGTGGTGCTCTAAAACGGGTTATCTCTACCTTTGATCAGGCATATCGTAGGACAGATTTCGACACCCGATCAGTCGGTTTTACTGTTGAGAGATTCTTGACAGACTTAGGCTTCGAGCTTGAGGTTATCGTTGATCCATGGATGCCGGATGACACTATGATTATTGGTGATCTTGATAGGTTGAAAGTTGGTCCGTTACAGGGTGACAGTATGGCGGCAGAAATGCTTGCTAAGACTGGTAGAACTATCGAAGCAATGGTGACAGGTCAATATACTTTGGAGTGTAGAAATGCTCTCCAAGCGTTTGGAATTCATAGCAATTTGAACTAGCACTATGAAGCGGGGGGTAATGCACTCCCCGCTTCCTTAAAATAACTTAATTAATCTAAGATAGAAATTTATGCCCGTAAATGCAAAGAGGACATTCGAGGACTATTATCCCGGATACAAGGGCTCAACTGATGCCCCATTCGAGATAAAGACCGCTATTCATAATTTAGGTGCAATTTCTGCCTCAGGTAATTATTTCTTGACTGTTGCTCATAGTGACATTAAGATTTCAAAAGTAAAACTGGTTGTCGATACAACAATTGCAATCGATACAACGAATTACTGGCAAGCACAGCTTGCAAACCTGACACAAATTGACGATTTGTTATCAACTGCTGATAACATGAATTATGATAGTGCTCTAACTGCTGACACTCCGTATACTATAACCCCGGATCAAAACCAATACCTTAGGGATGGTGATGTTCTAGAGTTACAGCTTACGAAAGTTTCGTCTGCAGATAACCTCAGTGGACTACTTGTCGAGGTTGAATATGTGGTTACCGGTAGAGTCGCTACTACGACTTCTACTTCTACTTCTACTACCACTACTACCACATCATCTTCTACTACTACTACTTAATCGTTCAACTTAGATTTATTCTTTATAACTGCTCGGTAATACACTGGGCAGGGATAAGCAATTAATCAATAATTTAAAAATTATGAAATCAGCTAGACCAAAATACATAACAGCCGACGGCCAAGTGTCGGATAGTCCAGTGACTATTTCCGGGATCGTCTTAACCGCCGCTGGCGACCAGGCGACTGTGACTCTTTATAATGAATCAGACGACAGCAAGACCGCTGCTAAAAAGGCGATTACTATCAAAGCCGCTACCAATACTTCTACGGTGGTTGAGCTTGATATTTACATGGGGGAGGGTTGTTATGCAGACGTTACCGGGACTACACCGGAACTAACACTTTTAATCAGATAGTTATATGGAAAAACCATTTTCTATTGTTATACCTTGCTATAACAAAGAGGAGAGTATCGGTCGCTGTTTGCAAAGCTTAATAAGCCAAACTTACGGCGACTTTGAGGCGATTATTATTGATGATGGTTCGACTGATGGAAGTCGGGAAGTCATTAAAAGTTTTTTAAAAGACGGCAGGTTCAAAGCCTATTTCATGCCAGGAAATCATGGTCGATTAATGGCTCGTAATCTTGGTATGAGGATGGCTCGCAACGAATGGATCTGTTGGTTGGATGCTGACGATGAATATTCCAGTATGTATTTGGAACTTTATGCTAAGGCAATTGATGAAAATCCTGATTATAAAATATTCAATTCCGGCATGTTCATCCACAATAAAGGTTATGACGGTTATCGGATAATAGAACCGTTCAACCCGGGAAAGGATAAAGTCGGAATGAAAACTTTTGGCAAAGGGAATATCGGGGCTGGCTCGTTTGTCTTTCATCATAGTCTTAGGTGGTATTTCCCTGAGGGGGTATTAAATCCTTATGGAATAGAAAACACCTTTCCTGGTAAGTTAGTCGAATTTGACAAAATATTTTTGGAGATTTGCGAGAAGAATGAGGAGGGACATTGGTTGCCGCTTGGTAATCCCTGGGGCGATGATTATGTTTATTTCTGGTATATAACCAGGCAGACTCAGTCAAAAACTATAAACACTATTCTTTATACTCAACATATTAAAGACTAATTAATTTTGAATAAAAAAATATGAAGTATTTTATCCAAATTTTAAAATTTTTAAGTGGTAAAAAATCTGCTTTAGCAGGTATCGTTGGTTTGACTATCGCTTATTTAGCTGCCAAAAACATTTTTGGTGAAGCCGAAGTCCTTTTCTATGGTGGCATAAACGCTATCATCTTTGGCGGGGCCAGTTATGCAACAGGCAAACTGGTGTATGGGGTTCAAACAAATAAAAAAAAATAGATTATTAAAGAAAAGCCTTTGCTTTATCGGTAAAGTATTGTTGGCGTTATGGTTCGCCTGGGCCGGTTTCTGCCTTTATGTTGCCTATGAAGTGTTCTGCTTTTTCAATTAACTATATGGAGGAAACTTTAAAGAAACATAACGTAAAAATTCAAATAGGTACGTTAGTAGCCATAATCGTAACAATAGTTATCTGGACTATTACTATATCTAATATCTTTAGCAAAATCGATATACGATTCGAGCAAAACGAAGCATCATTAAGACACCTAGAGGGCAAGACCGAATTATATGCAGAACGCTACGCTCAAACAATATTAGATCAGCAACAACTCAAGGTTGATATGGCGAAAATACAGACGAAACTGTCTAGTATTGAATCATTAATTTTAGAACTTAAAATAAATTTGAGAGAACACTCAAAATAATATGATCGATATTTTATTGGTTACATACAACCGGGGAGATTTCACAAAAATAACGATAAACTCAATTTTACAAAGAACTAAACATCCCTATCGGCTTATTGTTATTGATAACAATTCGACTGACGGGACAAAAGAATATTTAAAAGAACTTAAATTTTCGGGGAAGATAGCTGGATTAATTTTAAATAAAGAAAATATAGGGTTAGAAAGGGCGTTGAATAAGGGCTTTCAAGTAGTCAAGTCAACGCCCTATTTCGTTACAGTCGACAATGACTGTATCGCACCGAGTTTAGAGCCTTGCTGGTTGGATAGGCTTATTGGTTTGATGGATAGGTACGGAGAATTTGCCGCCATAGCACTTAGACCGCAAATGCTTGTCGGTGTTGGGAACATTTTTGCAAATGATAATTATGTGCATTTAGCTGAGAATAATGTTTGTGGCGGTTCTTATCGGATCATGAGGACTAAAGCGGTTAGAGAGGTCGGCGGCTGGACTGATAAGTTTGAGAAAGATGGGCGAGGAAATGAGGAACATGACATTTGCAGTAAGTTAAAATCAATCGGCTATAAGGTTGGTTACACTAAAAAACTTTGGACATACCACATGTTCGGTGACGAGGGAACCTGGGGTTATAATAAAAATTCTAATTATAAAATGGGGCGTGTGTTGGAAAGATCACCGGAGGATGAAAAGCATGATCCGATAACTTGCGAACCTGTTATAAAACACAATGAGTGAACGAAATCAAGTGAGGATAAATAGTCATGAGGGGGCAGATAAAGCACATGTTTTTCGCTATATGTTAGCGAGAGGATTTGTCAATAAAGGAGAAAAAGTTTTGGATGCCGGCTGTGGCACCGGATATGGTTCCTATATTCTATCCCAGGTAGCCGATAGTGTTTTCTGCATAGATTATAAAGACACTTTTGACAAGCAATACGCTAAAGATAATATTACCTTTCTGCTAGAGAGCCTTGATAAAGTGGAGAAAGAGGATATTGAATTATTCGGTCCAGATGTTACGGTTTGTTTTGAGGCTATCGAGCATTTAGAATCCCCCAAAATATTTTTGGATAAAGTAACAGCAACTACTAAACGGATGATGATTTTTTCGTCACCTGATAAACCGACTAAACACGAACACCATTGGCATAAACACGATATTTTAATGACGACTTTTCAAGAGATGATGTCAGATTATCCGGAGTGGGAATTGTATCATGGTATTCATCAAGGCTATATATGGATAAATATTTATATCAAAAAGACGGAGAATTTATTATAGATCCGATAAATAATTTTATTATAAAGAGATGAAACAAACATATTGGGACAACCTGGGGAGAGAATACCAATTTTATTCAACGCCAACACTTGAAATGATTGTTGGTTTTATTTTGTCTAATGGCTGTTGCAAGGTTTTTGAAGCCTCAAGTGGCACCGGACATTTTATCAAGACACTCCGTCACGCTGGTTATAGAGGTGAATTTATTGGTAGCGATTATTGCGAATCCTTTTTGAATTCGTCAAAAGAAAATAATCGAGAAGAGGAATTTGTTTTGGCAGATCTATCTGATGATTTATTATTCGGAGATAATCAATTCGATATAAGCGTGGTCCATCATGGGCTTGATTACGTTTATCCATACCAGAAAGCCTTTAAGGAATTGAAAAGAATCAGTAACGATTTCGTTGCGATTACTTTGTGGCAACCGTTTATAGAGAAAAATGAGATTAGGTTCAACGAGGAGGGGAAATGGAACGTAAATTGTTATGAGAGAGAAGAGTGGTACGAAACATTGAAAAATGCTGGTTACCACATTTTAGTTGATGCCGAGATAAGCGAGTGGAATCAAAAATATCAAAAACAAGTTTACAATCATTTATTCATTTTACATACATAATTTATGAAACCAATTATTTTTGACCTAGATGACTTTTCCAATGAGAATAATGTTTTACCGGATTTAATCTATCTGCGGACTAAACTACCGGGTTTAAAAGTTAATCTATTCACCATTCCAAAGAAAACATCTTTTTCTTTGTTGAGGAGAGCAGCAAAACATGACTGGGTTCATCTTATCCCACATGGGTTCAAGCACAATGATAATTATGAGTGTGCTCAAATGACCAGACATGTATCAAAAGTAAAGTTAAATAAGATTAATTCACAGTTCTTTAAAAAAGGATTTAAAGCACCTGGTTGGCAGATATCTAAAGGAATGATGCAAGCGTTGAAAGATAAGGGTTGGTGGTTAGCAGTCCAGTGGAAAGATGGTCGTATGTTCGGACACCCTGACGGGCCTTTT